GACATAGAACCAGACCCAGAATATGAATTTGATGTAACTAAACCAGATGGTATTGGTAAAGCAACAGTGCATTGTAAAACAATCGAACATGTAACAGACCAACGTAAACGTAGAAACTCAATAGCAAAAGCTGCAGGGTTTCCACCACCAATTATAAAAGCACCAGAAGATCAAACAGTTTTAGAAGCGTTATTCCAAACACAAAAAATAATTAATCCACCAGTAGGTACATCACCAAGAGAAAAATTACATGATGTATTACATGCAAAAATAAATGGACCTAAAGCTATGAACGATGCATCATTTAAATCTGGCACAGTATTAGTAGAAGATGGTTATGCATACTTTAAGTTTGATAAATTTTATGACAAACTAAAATCTAAAAACTGGAAACATGGTGAGGACAAAACAGGTGTTATGATGAAAACTAACTACAAACATTGTGACATACAATTTTTAGAACAAAAAAGATATCCAAGCACAGTAAAAAATAAATACAATACACCTACGAAGAACATAGTTTGCATAAGTATAGAACAATTTAAAGACGTAACTATAAATCATACAAAACTAAAACATAATACGGAGATAATGTAATGAAAAAATATTTAATAATTTTAACACTCTTAACAGGGTGTTCACACATTGATGATAAATTTAATCCTACAACTACTTTAATAAAGCATATAATAAAAGGACAAAATAAATGAAAGCTGTTCGAAAAATACTGGGTCCACCGGGTACAGGTAAGACAACAAAGTTATTAAGATATGTTAAAACATTTTTAAAACTGGGGACACCTATTGATAAGATAGGATACTTTGCATTTACAACTAAAGCTGCAGGTGAAGCAGTAGATAGAATGTTAGACTATCACTCAGCATTTCAGAAAAAAGATCTAAAACATTTTAGAACTCTACATTCTTTAGCTTTTACACAATTAGGTATGAAGAAAGCTCAGGTTATGCAAGACGAACACTACCAGGACATAGGTCGTAAATTAGGAATAGAAGTTACAGTTTATTCTAATGGTGAAGAGAAGACAGGTTTTGTAGATTCTGATAGTGAATATTTTAATATAATTAATGCAGCAAGAATAAAGAATGTAACTGTAGAAGAAGAATACAACACCGACATGTATTCAGAAGACATAGATAAACATCTATTACAGATTTTAAAAGAAGAAGTAGAAAATTATAAACAAGCTTATGGTCTAGTAGACTTTACCGACATGATTGAAAAATTTAATGTGGCCGAATTGTGTCCGAAATATGATGTAATATTCATTGACGAAGCACAAGATTTATCGCCAATACAGTGGAAAATGTACGATATACTTAAGAAAAACTCTAAACATGTTATACTAGCCGGTGATGATGATCAAGCCATTTATGGCTGGGCAGGTGCAGATGTACAACGATTTCAAGATGAGCCTGCAAAAAACATAATTTTGCCACAATCTTACAGGGTGCCACAACAAGTGCAATTTGTTGCAGATCAAATACTAAGTCGCATACCAGATGATAGGCGTATTAAAAAAACATGGGCACCGCGTCCGGAATCAGGGACCGTGGAATATATAACGGCAATAGAAGATGTACCTTTGTATGAAGGAGATTGGTTAATTCTATCCAGAACTAATGATAAATTAAATAAACTAAAATCTGTTTTAAAAGATATGGCTATTTACTTTGAACTAAAAGGTAGAAAGAGTTATAAGACAAGATTGTATACAGCAGTAAAACATTACACTAGATGGCAACAAGGAGATCTACTATCTCTATCTGAAGTAAAAGATGTTTTAGAACAGACAGGACAAAGTCCAGATCCTTTCCCTACAGAAGAAAGAATGTATGATCTAGCAGAGTTTGATTTAGATAAATCAAATGAGTGGTACGAAGTATTTACACAAGACTATGAAGAATGTTTGTACATCCGAGAAATGTTACGGAATGAAGAACAATTATCTAAACCTGCAAGAGTAAGGCTGTCTACAATACATGCAGCAAAAGGTGGGGAAGCAACAAATGTTTTAATTATTTTAGATAACACAAAAAAAATAAGAGAAGCAGTGGACAAGAGTGAAGACAAACACGATGAAGAGCATAGAGTTTGGTACGTTGGAGTCACACGTACAAAACAAAATTTATATATAATGACAGCTAAACAGGAGGACAAAGGTTATGACATCGAAAGCATTGCATAAACAAGTTTCGGGAACTCATTACATGTACATGAAAATACAGCCGGCAGAGTTTATAAACAAGAACAAATTGCTTTTTGCAGAAGGGAATGCTATAAAATACATATGCAGACATTCTCGCAAAGGGGGAATAGAAGACATAGATAAAGCAATACATTATTTAGAAATGATAAAAGAAAGGGACTATGGAACCAAATAATCACATACCACATTACATGGGTTTGTTTACGTGCCTATTAGTTTTATGTTACTTAATATGAAAAGAAGTGTAATTAGAAAAACTATTAAAATAGATAAACACAAGTTTAATTTAGAAATATATCCACGACTAGTTGACTGGGAAATATTTCCACACAACTACGACGCTGCTTTGTATGCATTTAGCAACAAAGATAAACTAACAAAACAAATACAAATTAATCACGTATATGAAAAGGAAACAAGATGAAGATACCTACCTTTAGTGCACAAACAGAATGGGTTATACCTAAAGAATTTCCAGACTTAAGAGAAGTTGACGAAATTGCAATTGACTTAGAAACACGTGACCCAGATTTAATTAAAAAAGGATCTGGATCTATAATAGGTAATGGGGAAGTTATAGGAATAGCTGTAGCAACTGCACATTACAAAGGATACTTTCCTATTGCACATGAGGGTGGTGGTAACATGGATCGTAAGAAAGTTTTAGAATGGTTTAAAGATATTCTTAAAACAAACTCTACAAAAATATTTCACAATGCAATGTATGATGTTTGTTGGATAAGAGCTATGGGTCTAACAATTAATGGTATGATTGTTGACACAATGATAGCGGCAGCTGTGACTGATGAAAATAGATTTAGATATGATTTAAATAGTTTGTCATGGAAGTACAATGGTTTTGGTAAAAACGAAGCAGCACTTGCAGAGGCAGCAGCTGAGTGGGGTATAGATCCAAAATCTGAAATGTATAAATTGCCATCATTAAATGTTGGTAGCTATGCTGAAAGAGATGCAGAAGCAACGTATGGTTTGTGGCAAGAGATGAAAAAAGAAATTATATCACAAGACCTACAATCTATTATGGAATTAGAAACAGATTTATTTCCATGTCTAGTTGATATGAGATTTAAAGGTGTACGTGTAGATGTAGAAAGAGCACACAATCTTAAAAAAACTTTAGTAAAAGAAGAACAAGATATATTAACTGCGATAGAAAAAGAAACTAATGTACGTCCACAGATATGGGCGGCAAGTAGTATAGCAGATGTATTTGAGAACTTAAAGATACCATTTGAAAGAACAGAAAAAACACAAGCACCATCATTTACAAAAAACTTTTTACAGGAACATAAACATCCTGTTGTAAATATGATTGCAAAGGCAAGAGAAGTAAACAAAGCGCATACAACTTTTATAGATTCTATTTTACGTTATGAACACAAAGGTAGAATACATGCAGAGATAAACCAATTAAGAAATGCAGGTGGTGGTACAGTGACTGGAAGATTCTCTTATCAGAATCCTAATCTACAGCAGATACCAGCACGTAACAAAGACTTAGGTCCTAAGATAAGATCTTTATTTATACCAGAAGAAGGTTGTAAGTGGGGAGTCTTTGACTATTCACAACAGGAACCACGTCTTGTTGTACACTACGCAGCATTATATAAATTACCATCAGTGTATGATGTAGTTGATTCTTATGAATCAGATCCTGACGCAGACTTTCACCAAACTGTTGCAGACATGGCAGAGATACCAAGAACACAAGCTAAAACAATTAACTTAGGATTATTTTATGGTATGGGTAAAGCTAAACTTCAGGCAGAGTTGGGTGTTAGTAAAGACAAAGCTGCAGAATTATTTAATACATATCACGCAAAAGTACCGTTTGTAAAACAACTGATGGACAAAGCATCTAACAGAGCGCAAGACAGAGGTCAGATAAGAACTTTACTTGGCAGACTATGTAGGCTTC